CTAGTCCTTTGGCACAACGCCCATCCAGACGACGCGCCCAAGCGGCAGTATCGTTGAAGCGTCGGCTTCGGGAAGCAATCGCGCTGGACGGTCTGCACTGCCCGGCATGATCACGATGTTTCCATGGTCGAACAGAAGACGCGCGACGCGGATCGAGCCGGCCTCTTGATACGTCCACGGGCCGAACGACAACTGGCGTTGAGCGCGTGCATCGATGACGGCAACCGTGCTGCCGGATAGATGGTCCGGAAGGTCTACGTGGTCAGGGATTATCGCTGACAAACGGTCGGGTATCAGGCCATTGGCCGTCATCCACGCGTACGAGAAAGAGACCGGAGAGCTGCCTGCCCCTTTGATGGGAACGTGCCACGGAATCGGTAGATAGTCCCCGCGAACTGCTTCGGGGGCTCTTGGATTACTGGTTGCATCCGGGTCAGCAAAGCCCGCAGGCCACGCCCGAGGTTTTCCAAGGTATAGCTCCAGGCCGAGAACATCCGCCATCGCCGCAACCCTGTCGAAGGCTGGCGATGACCCCCTCTTGAGGCCCTGGATCGCACTGTTGTCCTGCTTCCCGAAGGCGCGCGCGCCAAGCTCGGCCTGAGTGATACCCAGTTCCGTCATACGGGACTCGAAGAGCGTCAGAATCTCGGCCGGGCTTTGCATTATGTAAATTTACACAATTGAGGACACCGTTTGCAACTAGTCTAAATGGGCAACATTCCGCCTGAGATTATGGAAATAAACATTGACACGATAGTAGCAATTTCCATACTTGGGGTATGGACACGAAGCACCTCACCGATCTTGCAGACCTTTACGCCGCTCATATCGGCAGAGGCCTGTTCACCGTCGCCGCGCGCGTCGGTGTGCACAACAAGGCCTTCACCAACCTGAAGGCTGGTGTTGGTTGCCATATCGATACCTACCGAAAAGCCATGGACTGGTTCGCGGGCAACTGGCCCGCCGACCTCGAATGGCCCCGCCACATTCCCCGTCCCCCCAAACCCAAGAAGGAGGCTGCGTGATGCGCAGGATGCTTCGTGCCCTGGCACGTCTGGATGACCATTGGTTCGGCGATCTGCTGGGCGCGGTCTGTCTTTTCGCCGCTTTGTGGATGGGTCTGCTGGCGATCGTCGCCTTCGGGGGTGCGTCATGAGCGTGTCGTTGGGGGACATGCACGCGCATCTGGTGCGGGTCGTCGCCACGGCGCATCTGGCGAAGGCGGCGCAGGAGGCGGCCGAGCGGGCGCTGTCGGATGTGGCGGCCGAGACGCATTATCAGGACTGGGACACCCACACCGAGCAGCTGGTGGCCCTGATCTGCACCGATGGCGGGAGCCGGATCATCGCCGCGCTGGCCGACGAGCTGCAGGCGATGATCCTCGACCTCGGGGCCGACGATCCGGCTGTGCAGGTGTCGGCATGACGGGCGATCACCAGCAGTTCCTGTGCCCGCTCGGGCGGTATCGGATGGCGCAGGTCGAGCGGGACATCCTGCGCAATCCGGACGCGCCGCGGGCGGACCGCGATCTGGCGACGGTGCGGTTCCAGCAGGTATCCGACAGCCTGTTCGAGCAGCTGGAGCGGATGTCCGAGGCGGGCACGCTGGGGCGGATCGGGCTGATGCTGTCGCGGAAGGTGTCGTGATGGCCGCGCCGCAACGCCATGACCGCATGCGGTTCGGCCCGTTCCGGGCAGAGTTCAAGTCCGGCCTGGGCTGGGCGATCTTCGATGCGCGCGATGTGCGCTGTTCGGCGTGGGACCCGGACGGTGACCGGATCAAGGACCGCGCCGAGGGTCTGAACGCCAACACCAAACCCAAGGCAGGCACGCGGGCCTGCATGTGCTGCCGGACGGCATTCCCCAGCGAGGGCATCCACAACCGGCTGTGCGACCGGTGCCGCCGCAGCCATGACCCGCTGGACCCGGTGCGATCCTATCTGGAACGGCGGGCCTGATGGGCAAGCCGCTGGGGCGCATCAAGGCGGCTTCGCTGGACAGCCCGCGTCTGCAGCGGGTGCTGCAGCTGCTGGCCTGCGGGCGCACCTTCAGCACGCGCGGGATCGTCCGCAAGGCCCGCGTGGTGGCGGTCAACGCCGCCATTTCCGAACTGCGCCATCACGGGGCCGAGATCACCTGCACCATCAAGGCCTGCCCGAACGGCGGCGGGCGGCGGTTCTACTACACCATGACAAAGGCACCTGACCCGAAATGAAATCCCCGACCGACCCCAAGATCACGGCCATCGTCCAGTTGCACCAAAAGGCTCGTCTGACCGCGCATCGCGCCCGTGCCATCGAGGAGCTGATCCTGTCTGGCGAGGAGGGGTTGGAGTTTGCCGCCGAGATGCTGCACGAGAGCGTCAGCGCGCTCGACTTCTGGTTTCAGCAGTTCGAGAAGGCGCGCAAGGATGCTTGACCTTCTTTCGACGATCACGGCGCTGCCGCTCGCTGACGTCATCGTCAAGGCAGACCGTCTGCGCGGGATTTCCGAACCCGAGGTGTTGGCCTTGATGGAGGTCATGCGGGAGTTCGGACACACCACCCCGATCATCGTCCGCCGCACCAAGACAGGCTTTGTCCTGGTTGACGGACGGCACCGGCTGGAGGCCGCGATCCGCCTTTGCCTGCCTGAAATCCCGGTCCGCTGCTATGCGATGACGGACGAGGACGCCCGGATGCTCGAGGCATCCCAGAACCTGATCGGGGGCATGTCGCCGCTTGATGATGCGGTGTTCCTCGCGGCGTGGAAGCGGGCCTATCTGCAGAAACACCCCGAAACGGCAGGCGGTGTTGCCGGGGCGCTGGCCAAGAACGGTCTGCAAGCGAACTCGAGTTCGTTTGCAGAAGTGGTCGCCGCAAAGCGGGCGGTTTCGGTACGCCAGATACAGAAGATCGCCGCGGCAGGCGACCGGCTGACCAGCGGAGATCTGGTCAGGCTGCGTCAGGCGAAAAGCCCGGCGACACTGAAGGACATCGAGATCATCGGCAAGCTGGGCAGCGCCGAGGAGCGTTCATACGTGGTGACCGCTCTGGTGGACGGAACTGCGAAGTCTGCCGGAAAGGCCTGGCGCGCCTGGAAGGCCCGTGAAACCGGCGTTGAACCCCCTGTTAAAAGCCGGGTAGACGACGAGTTCGCCGCCTTGTCGAAGGTCTGGACGCGCGCCTCGCGCGCCGCGAAAAAGCGGTTCTGCCTGGAGTTCGCCCGCGACATCTGGGACGTGCAGAACCGGGGGGCCGCGCTGACCAACTGGTCGGAGGCAGAGGACAAATGACCCTGCGCCCCGCCCGGGAATGGTGGACCACCGACCAGATCGCGGCAGCCGGTCTGCCGGACATGGCCGCGACCCGTCAGGGGGTCGAGGCGCAGGTTTTGCGCGACAACTGGCGGTCGCACCCCCAGCATGCCCGGCGTCGTTCGGGCAAGGGCGGCGGGTGGGAGTATTCCTGGGCGCTGTTCCCCGACCGCGCCAAGCGCCGCCTGCTGGCCGAGGCGCGGACCCCGAAAGAACCCGTGCGCCCCGAGCGGGACGAGGTCTGGGTGTGGTTTGACTCGCTGCCCGCGTCGGTCAAGGACAAGGCGAGGGCGCGGTTGCTGATCGTCCAGCAGGTCGAGGCGCTGGAGGCCGCGCAGGGGCGCGGGCGGCACATGGCGGTGCAAGATGTGGCCCGCCTGTCGGACATCGGCGCGCGCACCATCTGGACGTGGTTTGCGGCCATCGAGGGGGTCCGGTCAGATGACCGCCTTCCGTATCTTGCCCCGCGCAACCGGGCCGCCGCCCCGCGCAGCCGGTCGAAGGGGTGCGAGCCTGCCTTCTTCGACGTTCTGGCGGCCAGCTTTCTGCGCCTCGCAGGTCCGTGCTTTACCGACTGCTACCGGGCCGCCGTCAGGATCGCGGCGGCGAAGGGGTGGGAGACCCTGCCGGAGCGGACGATGCGCCGTCGTCTGGATGCGAACGTGAGCCGGGTCACACAGGTGCTGGCCCGCGAGGGCATCGAGGCCCTGCAGCGGCTGTACCCCGCCCAGGTGCGCGACAAGTCGGCGATGGTGGCGATGGAGGCGGTCAACGCCGACTTCCACAAGTTCGACGTCTTCGTCCGCTGGCCTGCGGCTCAGGGCGACACGGCGCCGGGCGCGATCTGCCGCCCGCAGATGGTGGCGTTTCAGGATATCTACTCGGGTCGCATCCTGTCCTGGCGGATCGACCAGACCCCGAACAGCACCGCCGTCCAACTGGCCGCGGGCGATATGATCGAGACCTGGGGCATTCCTGCCCATGTGCTGTTCGACAACGGGCGCGAGTTCGCGGCGAAGTCGATCACCGGCGGCGCGGCCACCCGGTTCCGGTTCAAGGTCAAGGCCGAGGACCCGCTGGGCCTGTTCGAACGGCTGGGCTGCAAGGTCCACTGGGCCAGCCCCTATCACGGGCAGGCCAAACCGATCGAGCGCGCCTTCCGCGACATGTGTTCGTCGATCGCCAAGGATGTGCGGTTCGACGGGGCCTATACCGGCAACACGCCGATGGCCAAGCCCGAGGATTACGGCAGCCGGGCGATCGATCTGGATGTGTTCCTGAAGGTGCTGTCCGAAGGCATCGTCGAGCACAATTCCCGGCAGAACCGCCGGTCGCAGGTGGCCTTCAAGCGCAGCTTTGCCGAGGTGTTCGACGAAAGCTATGCCACCGCCCCGATCAAGAAGGCGGTCCAGGCACAACGTCGGCTGTGGTTGTTGGGCAGTGACGAGCAGACCGCCGACAAGCACACCGGGGCTGTCTGGTTCCAGAAGAACGAGTTCTGGGACGCCTGGATGCAGGACATCGCAGGCCAGCGCGTGACCGTCCGGTTCGATCCCGCCGACTTTCACGCCGGCCTGCACATTTACTCGCAGGATGACGCCTACCTCGGCCATGCGCCGATCCGGCAGGCCGTCGGGTTCTTTGACCAGGACGAAGCCCGCCTGCATGCCCGTGCCCGCAAGGAATGGATGGCGGCCGAGAAGAAGGCCCTGAAAGCCCTGCGCAAGTTCAACGCGGCGGATGTCGGGCAGATGCTGGACGAGATCGCGCCCGCCCTGGACGCGCCGGTCGAGGCGAAGGTGGTCAAGCCAGTGTTCGGCAAGGGGGCCAAACCCGGTCGGCCCGCCGCCGGTTCGGGCTTGACGCCCGAGGTCGCCGCCGCGCAGGCGCAGATCGTGACCGACATTGCCAGCCGCCGCCCCGCCGCCGCCGCCCCGACCGAGGAAACCCCGCGCGACCGCTATCGCCAGGCCTTGGCGCTGCAGGCCCGGATCGATGCGGGCGAGCCGGTGACCCCCGACCAGCGTGCCTGGCTCGATGTCTACCGCACCACGCCGGAGCACCGGACGGAACAGACCATGCACGCCCACTTCAAGGACGCGTATTTCGGATGAGAAAGCCGCCGGGAGCGGGCAGGCCCCAAGGCGGCGGTAACGACGACAGGAGAACAGGATGACAGACGACAGGGTTCCGATCAACAATATTGCCCCGCTGGCCAACGTCGCCCGGCTGATGACGCTGGTGGACCGGTTGCAGAACCGCGCCCATGGGTTGCCGGGTCTGGGCTGCTTCTATGCCCCCGCAGGCTTCGGCAAGACCCATGCCGGCATCTTCGCCGCCAGCAAGTTCGACGCCTGCCATGTGCAGGCCCTGCCGTTCGGCGGCACCAAGAAGCTGATGGAGATGATCGTGGTGGAACTGGGGTTCGCCCCCGCCCGCACGGTTGCCGGGCTGTTCGACCAGGCGGCGGCAGAGTTTGCCCGCAAGGGCTATCCGCTGATCATCGACGAGGCCGACCAGATCCTGCGCGACACCACGATCGAGGCGATCCGCAATCTGCAGGACCACACCGGGGTGCCGGTCATCCTGATGGGCGAGGAATTGCTGCCGCAAAAGCTGAAGCGGTGGGAGCGGGTGCACAGCCGCATCCTGAGCTGGGAGGCGGCCGAGGCAGTGACCCTGGACGACATCGGCCATCTGGCCGCGATCTATGCCCGTGGCGTGACGCTGGACCCCGACCTGAAGCAGGGCCTGCTGGCCGCCTCGCGCGGATCGATCCGCAACGCAAGCAACAGTCTGGCCTTCATGGGCGAGTTCGCGGCCCTGAAGGGCTTGAAGCATCTTTCTTTGGCCAACTGGGCGGCGGGTGCGTTCCACACCGGCGAGGCCCCGGAAGCTCGCAAGGGGTTTGTGACCGTGTCGGCCATGGGCCGCGCGCGGAGGGCTGTCTGATGAGCAAGGCGACGTTCGACAGTCCCGCCTCGAAGGCGAAGGAGGCCATCGCCTGGGCCATCGCGCAAAAGCTGCGCACCTTCAGCTATGCCGCGCTGGCGAGCGAGGCAAAGATCACGCTGGTCCATGCGACCCATGTGACGCGGGCGTGGGTGGCCGAGGGCCGGGTCCGCAAGGTGTCCGACCTGCCGCGCGGGGCTGGGCGTCTGCAGTTCCAGGTCGTTGCAGGGTTCACGTTGCCGGTCGACCGGGACAGCCGCGATGCGATCGACCAGATGTGGGGTGCGATCCGCAAACTGGGGTCGTTCCGTCCCACGGATGTTGCGGCCCTGTGCGCGATCGGCGTCAGCCCGGAACAGGCGCAGGCCTATTGCCGGGTGCTGCTGGAGGGCGGCTACCTGCGGGTCGAAAAGACCGCCGTGCCGGGGGTCCGCGAGGCGATCTATCGCCTCGCCCGCAACAGCGGCCCGCGTGCGCCCCGGCAGAAACGGGTGCGTGCCATCATCGATCCGAACGCGGGCACCGTGACCCCGATGTCGGAAGGTGCCGCATGAGCGCCCTTGCCGCCGCCCGCGAAAAGTGGGGCGAACCGCTGCCCGACTGGGTTGAGACGCTGGCGCTGGCCTGCGACCGGTCCAGCCAGGCGAAGGTCGCCAAATCGCTCGACCGCTCCTCGGCGCTGGTCAGCCAGGTGCTGAGCCGGAAATACACCGGATCGATGGACCGCGTCGAAGAGCTGGTCAGGGGCGTGTTCCTCGACAGCAAGGTCGCCTGTCCCAGCTTGGGCGAAATCCCGGTCAGCGACTGCCAGAACTGGCGCGACAAGGCCGCGAAGTTCGTCATGGCCAGCCCCCTGCGGCTGCGGATGTACCGCGCCTGCAACGTCTGTCCCCGCAACCGACCCGAGGTGACCGAATGACCCCGCCCCTTGATCCGCAGGCGGTGATCCTGCGCATCCGTGAAATCGTTGCCCTGCGCGGCGGACCGAAAGCGGTGGCCGAGGCCGCTTCCTTGCCGCTGCCGACGCTTGAAACCTATCTGACCGGCAAAAGCTTGCCCGGATCGCTGGCCCTCGCCTCGCTTTCGGTGGGCCTGAACGTGTCAAGCGACTGGCTGTTGTTCGGCAAGGCGGCGCACGAGCGGCGGGCGATCGGCGAGGTGCAGCAATGACCACGCCGGACATCATCCCCGTCGCCCCGCGCCCGATGCTGGTTCACGCCAGCCGCGCCCTGGGCCGCGTCGATCTGCACGGTCATCGCGGCCTGACCATGCTGTCGATCGACGAGATCGAGGCCATGGCCCTGCTGCTGGCGCTGTTCGGCCTGGTCCCCACCCCACCGGGCAAGGAACCGCCCGCAATCCTGATCATCCAACCGCAAAAGGAGGCACCCGATGCCGTCTGATTTCACCCCCGCCCCGATCCCCGATGGCAAGGTAGAGGTCCATGGCAAGACCTACATGCCCACCGCAAAGGGCGGGCTGATGCCCATCGAAATGGTCAAACCGCTCGACCTTCTGAAGGACGGCGTGGTCCGCAAGGTCATGGGCTATGCCATCGCCCTGTCTCAACAGGTTTCCCGCTTCCTCGGTCACACCTTCCGCGACATCGGCTCTCTGGAAGCGCTGATGGCGCAAGAGTATGGAGCCAAGCTCGGCGGGGCCAAGGGCAACATCACCCTCTACACCTATGATGGCCTGTTCAAGATCGAGGTCAGGGTCCAGGACCATCTCGACTTTGGCCCAGAGGTGCAGATTGCCAAGGCGCTGTTCGACGAATGCCTGGTCGAATGGTCGGCCGACAGCCGCGCCGAAATCCGCTCGCTGGTGACGGACGCCTTCCGCACCGACAAGGCGGGGCAGATCAGCCGCAGCGGCATCTTTACGCTGCTGCGCACCGAAAGCGATGATCCCCGCTGGAACGAGGCCCTGCGCGCCCTGCGCGACGCGATGATCGTCATCGGCAGCAAGACCTACGTCCGGATGTGGATGCGGCCCACCTGCGACGCGCGGTGGTCCAGCGTGACCATCGATTTGGCGCGGGCGTAGGGCCATGGCAGGCAGCAAATTCGCAACCATACAGACTTGCGTCAACAATGTCCTCCTACCTGTGCATGAAGTGAGGTTCTTCATGGACGGAAAGACTTGGTCGCTGACGGGACAAGTTCTGTTCTTCACAGCGCATGGAGGGCATTGGCATGCCGATGATCGTGAGCACCATTTCGTTGGGGTTTACGATGACGGTCACGGAGCACTAATCGCCCTGCTGAACATGGCTTTGGTTCAAAGCATCACGCTTTCGGACGAGCCACGCCCATGAAAACCCGCGCCGCTGCAAACTCGGCTGTCAGACAAAATGCAGGCGGCCCATCGGCTTGGCTTTCGGCTGCGGCCTGCGGTTTGCTAGGGTGCGCGTATTGGCGGGGCGGAGGGTCCGCCCCGGACCTGCTCTTTGAAACGGTGAATATCCCCCCTTCACGGGCCGGGTCGAGCAGTGCACCGGCGCAGGCTCCCCGGCCCGTGGATCGGGATTTAACGAAACATCTTGGGGTCATAGTCGCGGGCCGGACCGCCAAGCACATAGAGCACAAGCGCCCAACCCTTGAGGTCATCGGGCGCATCGAGGGGCACGGGTAAATTGAGCTCGTTCCCCGCATCCGCCTCCATCCGCGCCCCGATGATCGCATACTGCCATCTTCGCCAAAGCTCGGCCCCTGCGTATGGGCCGACGGTGAATTGCCCGGAAAACTGCCCGACTTCGGCCATTTGCATCAGGGCAATGTCGAGTTCTTCGATCCCGCGCTTCTTCCAAGGGATGCCTTCGACAACGACGTTGTCGCGGATACCGGCCGCGCTGTCGAAGAACATCTTGGCCACGTCTTCCCACGTTGCGAACTCAAGACGGGTCGGGTCGGGGTTGCGCCACGCGACCGTCAGGAACATCCGGTACAGGTCCGTTCCAAAGCTGTCCATCGAATCGCCCACCCCAATGCAATGCCCTTGTGAGGCTAGCATCCGCTGCGCGGTGGAGTCCCACTTGACCAATCAGGCGAACCGACTCATGTTGGTGTTGTTCGGACGTGCCGTGGAAAGCGCCCCGAACAAGACGACCGCAGGCGGTTACGCCCCGAAAAAGCGTCTCACCAGAGATCAGCTTCATCCGGGTGGCATGTGCAATGTCCAAGGCGAAAGCCTAAAGGCACGTGCGGATTGTCCTGCGGCAGTCTTTCCAACACCCGGAGCCGTTTCGGCTTCCGTAACCGCAGGAGAACAAGATGTCACTTCCGACCATCGCGGGGGTTCAATCCCGCATCCACATGCTGCCCGACCGTCCGCCCTTCATGATCATCCGGGAAATGGCCGAGGTTTTCGACATGGAAGCCCGCCTGATCACGCGGCAGTTCCAGAAGAACCGGCACGAGTTCCCGGAGGGCTATTACTTCGTTCTGACACCCGAGGAATACCGGGCACAGTCTGCACTTTTAGTGCAGACTGCCGAGCGCAGTCGCACCGATCTGGAGCAGTTCGGCTTCACCGAAAAGGGCGCACTTCTGCTGTTGCGCTTCATGTCCGGGGAACAGGCGATCAGGGCCACAATTGCGTTGATCGACGCCTTTACCGACCTGCGCGACGGGACGATGGACCGGCTTCGGGTCGCAGCCTTCAAGGACCAAGTGTCCTATATCGGGCGCAGCAAGATGCGGCTGGCGATCAAGCTGGCAGCGGCAGAGGGCTGGTCCTTCGGCAAGCTGTGGGACGAACACGACTGGTCCGCGCCGAAGCTGGGCCGCGAGGTCGAGGACATGCGGATCAGGGGCTACATTCCGCAGCATGCCCTGTTCGTGCCGCACTATGTCTATCAGCGCCGCAAGTCGGAACGCGAGTTGATGGAGATCCATGCCGAGGACGAGCGGCAGATGAAGTTGGGGTTGCACTAGCATGTGTAACCACCCCGACGACGATCCCCGCGACGCCGTGTTCGTTGCAGCCCGTGCCGTTCGCGGCCTGCATGCGCTGCTGCAGAACCGCGCGTCCCCCTGTTATGGCGATGCGGAACTCGCAGTCATGGTCGAACTTATCGACGACCGGCTGTGGCCTGCCGCGCACGCCCTCCAGCAGTTTGTCCCGCGCGACTTTATCGGCCCCGAAGCCTGACCAATCTGCGGCCCTCCACCGGGGGGCCGCGTGACCGTCCCCCTCTACCTTCGTGCGCCCTTGCAGCCGGTCACCCGTGGCCCGCGCGGGCATGCCTTTGCCGAGGCGGATGGGCGCATCAATGACTGGCCGCTGACCGTGACCCTGACCGACGCCGAGATCCACATCGCCTTTGCCGACCGGGATGGTCCGAGCTTTGCCGTGGATCTGAGCCACGTCTTCAAGGGGGCGTTGAACGAGATCGAAATCCTGCTTGGTCTGCCTGAAAGGACTCGCCGATGACCGCCTCGATCCGACTGATCCATGTGGCCGCGCGCGAGCTGGGCCTGGATGATGACACCCGCCGCGAGTTGCAGTTCCGGGTCACCGGCAAGGCCAGTCTCAAGGACATGACGGAGGCCGAACGCACGGCGGTGCTCGACGCCCTGAAGGCGCAGGGGTTCAAGCCCTCGGCCGGGGCGAAGCCCCACCGCAAGCCCGCCAGTCGGGGCGACGTGCGGTATCTGCATGTCCTGTGGCGGCTCCTGGCCGAAGCCAAGGTCGTCGATAAACCGGGGGCCAGGGGCCTCAACGCCTTCATCCGCGCCCGGTTCGAGAAATCATGGGGCTCGGTGCCGATCGACGTCGACCAGATGCACGATCCCGCCCGGATCGCCACGGTGGCCGAGGCGCTGAAGGCGATGTGCCGCCGCGCGCAGATCAAGGTGACCCTGTGAGCCGCCCGCGCACCCATGTGACCGATCATGCGCTGGTCCGCTATCTGGAGCGGGTCGGCGGATTCGACATCGAGGCGCTGCGCCAGGCGATCGCCCGCCGGGTGGATGAGGCCGCGCGGGTCGGGGCCTGCGGCGTGGTGATCGACGGGTTCATCTTCAAGCTCCGGCGCGATCAGCACGGCCCGGTGGTGACCACCGTGCTGATTGCAGGCGGCGACCCGGCCCCTGATCCGGGCCAGATCGGCGAGATCGGCGAGACCGACGAATGACCCCTTGGCCGTTCGACACCCTGCACATGATGAAATACGGCGCGATCCTGGCTGATCCGCCGTGGGCCTATGCCATGCGGTCCGCCAAGGGCCATGCGAAAAGCCCGGAGGCGCACTATGCCACGATGTCGCTGGCCGACATCAAGGCGCTGCCGGTGGGCCAGCTGGCCGGGCCGAACTGCCTGCTGTTCCTGTGGTCGACCTGGCCGCATCTGCCGCAGGCGATGGACGTGATGGCCGCGTGGGGCTTTGGGTTCTCGACCGGCGGGGCGTGGATCAAGCGCACCCCATCGGGCAAGGCAGCGTTCGGCACCGGCTATGTGCTGCGATCGGCGACCGAGCCGTTCCTGGTCGGGCGCATCGCCAGCCCGGAAATCAAGAACCGCAGCCAGCGCAACCTGATCGAGGCGGACGCGCTGCCCGACACGATCGAAAGCCTGCGGCGCGAGCATTCCCGCAAGCCCGCCGAGATGCGCGCGCTGATCGACGCGCTGCTGCCGCACGAGCACGCCTGCGAGCTGTTCGCCCGCGAGCCCTGGGCGGGGCGCGATGTCTGGGGAAATCAGTCGGACAGGTTCGTGGTTTCATGACCACCGCGCCCCGCCCGCCCGCCCATGTCGAACCTTACGTCGAGGCGCTCGGCGTCGAAGTGGCGGTCAAGTTCCTGCTGCATTTCGGCGGGGCGGACCTTTACATCGCGCGCGATCCCAAGGGGGCGAGCGAGGTGGTCGAGGTTCTGGGGCGGGATGGCGCGCAGGCATTGTCGGCCCTGGCGCAGCGGACCAAACTGCAGTTCCGGGTGCCGACGGCCAAGCCGTGGATCGCCCGGCATCTGCATGTCACGAAAGGCTTGTCCAAAGCCGCAATCGCCCGCAGACTGCATGTGACGGTGCCGACCGTCACCAGATGGCTGGCCGATGGGCCGCCCCGCAGCTTCCCCGACACGCGGCAGGGGTCGCTGTTCTGAGGTCTCCGCTGACCGTAGCGGATGATTTTCCCAGATGGAACCTGCGCAAAATGACCCGGTAACCGCCGGGTCCCCCCGGCCCTTCCCCGAGGGTTCATCATGCAGACCAGCGCCGCCGGTGTGGCCGCAATCGAGTTGGAAGAAGGTGTCGTCCTGAAGGCCTATCGTGATGCGGTGGGCGTCTGGACCATCGGGGCCGGGTTGACCGCAGCCTCTGGAGTCGTGACCCCGAAGGCGGGGATGGTGATCACGCGGGACGAGGCCAGCAAGCTGCTCGCCACGGCGCTGGTCCGGAACTACGAACCCGCAGTGACCAGGGCGATGCCGGGAGCCGCACAGCACGAGTTCGATGCGGGGGTCAGTTTCCACTTCAACACCGGGGCGATTGCCCGCGCCACCTGGGTGCGGTTGTGGAAGGGCAAGGCAACCGCCGCGATGATCCGGGCGAGCCTTGCGCAGTGGAACAAGGGGGGCGGAAAGGTTCTTCCTGGCCTGGTGAAGCGCCGGGGCCGCGAAGCGGACATGCTGCTGGAGGCGCGGTATCCGCACTTCACGCCGCCGCCGGTGCCCGAAGGCGTGCTGAAGCGGCGGATGGTGAAGATTGCCTACGCGACCTGGGCGGTCCCGATGGCCTTCGACGAGAAGGTGGCCGTCGCAGACGGGCTGAAGACCCTGGGCTATAAGGACGCGCGCAGTTTCGCTTCCGACGACACCGCCCATGTCGTGCGGCGTAAGGCCGTGCTGGCGTTCCAGCGCGACCACGGCCTGACAGTCGACGGGATGATCGGGCGCGCCACCCTGTCGACCTTGCAACGCATGCTGGATGCGCGCGTCAAGGCCCGGGTGGCTGTGCCGGCGGTCGCGGTGGCAACCCCGGTCGCCGTAACCGATCTGGCCGATCAGATCGCGGGCCTGCCGATGGTTGGTCTGGCTGTCGGCGCGATGGCCGCGTTCTATGCGGTGCATCTGGCCTTCACCTACCGCGATGCCGTTGCCGCCGCAGTCCACCGGCCCTTGCCGAAGGTCTCAGACTTTCTGCGGAGCTTCTGATGGACCTGCAGATCATCGACGCCCTGGTCAAGATCGTCGCCATTCTGGCGGTCGCGGCCATTTTCATCTTTGCCTGAGAGGTCCCTGTCATGTCTGCACTTGCCGCCATTGCCCTGAATGCAGGGATGCCCATCATCGAGAAACTGCTGACCCGCAAGCTGGGCGATGAGGGCGGTCAACTGGCCACCGAAGTTCTGAGCCGGATCGCGGCACAGGCCGGGGTGTCGGCTGATGCGCTGGACGCCGTTGCCGAAAACGATCCCGGACGCGTCATCGACGCCATGCGCGTGGTCAACGACATGACCCCCGAAGTCATGGCGATCTATGCGGCGGGTCTTCAGGGGCAGTTTGCCCTGCTGCAAGCCGAAACCGCCAAGGGCGGCTGGACGGCTGCGTGGCGTCCGGCGGGGATGTACTTGATCGGGTTCCTGTGGCTGTGGAACGTGGTCGTTCTGCATGTCGCCAATGCGATCTGGAAGGTTGCCCTGCCGCCCACCCCGTTCGACGTGCTGCTGGGCGTCAGCGGAATCTACATGTCGCTGTATATGGGCGGGCACACCCTGAAGGACGTGGCATCGAAGTGGGTGGCCAAATGACGACACCCGCCGACACCCCGGTTCAGGACCTGATTGTCTGGGCGGCGGGACTGTCCTCGCTTCTGGGTTTTGGCACGGCCTTGTGGGCGATCTTTTCGGGCCCGTCGCGGAAAAACGCCTCCCGCCTGGACGGGCTGGAGCAACGGGTCAACGTTCTGGAGCAGCGCAGCGGCGTCATCCCGACCAAGGATGACCTGCATGCGATGAGCATGGCGCTGGAGGGCATCAAGGGAGAGATGAAGGCCATGCGCGCCGAGATGAACGGTAACACAGGCATCATGGAACGGCTCGAGGCCATCGTGAGCCGCCATGACAACCATCTGCTGGACGGGGGCGGCAGGCGATGAGCGACTATGGCGAACTGATCCGGCAGGATGCCCGGCTGATCATTCTGAAGGCGCTGGCGGTACAGACCGACGAGCGGCTGCATTCGGGGTTTCTGGCGGCCGAGCTGTCGAAGTTCGGCATCGACCGCGACCGCGCGTGGATCCACGGCGAGCTGGACTGGCTGGCCGAGATCGGTGCGGTGACCGTGATCCGGCCCGGGACGGTTGTCGTGGCCACCTTGACCGAAAAGGGCGCGCGCCACCTGCGCCGCGCCATCGTCATCGAGGGCGTGGCACGCCCCAGCCGCCCGGGGGAATGACGCATGGCCACCGGGCGCGGGCGTCTGTCCAGCTTTGACCTTCTGCCGGATGAGGCGGCCGGGATCGTCCGCGATGCGGCGCGCGAACTGGCCAAGCGGGAACGGACCCAGACCGAGATTTACGCCGAGTTCGTGACCGCCTGCGAGGCGCTGATGGCCGAGCATCGCGGCGAGCTGGAGTTCGACATCCCGGCGTTCTCGAGCTTCAACCGGTTCTCGATGCGCAAGGCGGCGCTGACCAAGCGGTTGGCCCAGACCAACGACATCGTCAAGGTGCTGGCCGAGAAGTGGGACGCCAAGGCCTCCGACGATCTGACAGTGATCACCGCCGAGGCGATCAAGGCCATCGTGCTGCACATGCTTGGGGACGCGACCGACGGGATGGAGCCGAAGGACGCCATGCACCTGGCCAACGCGTTCAAGGCGGCCGCCCAGGCGCAGAACGTCTCGTCGGACCGCCGCCTGAAGCTGGAGCGGGATTTCGCGAGCCGGGTGACCGCCGCCGTCGACACCGTGGCGAAGGCCAAGGGCATGACGGCCGAGACCGCCGAAGAGATCAAGGCCAAGCTCTTGGGGGTGGAGTGACGCGATGCTGACAATCGAGATCAGGTTAAATGGAGTCGTGATCGCCGGGGCGAACCTGGTTCCCTGCGGCGACATCGTGAATGATGGCGTGACCGTGACAGACGACTATGACGTCCAGTGGATCGACGAGCAGGGCGCAGGCCTTGCTGCGACCCGCGATGCGGGCGGTTTCGTGATCAGGGGTCACCGCCGGGGCGTTTCCGCCTGGGCGCTGGTGGCCAAGGCGGTCGTGGCGCTCCTCGGCCAGCTGGCAGATCGCCGGGAACAGATGCCGGGTCAGGCCCGCGTCTGGGATCAGGCCGGGCGGGATCACAAGTGACCGCCCCGATCTCGTCTGCCGAATGGGAACGCCAGCGGGCCTCGGCGATGGACGCGATGCCTGCGGTCATCGCCGAAGTCGGCCTGCCGTCTGTCCTGCTCCCCTATCAGCAGCGCGCGGTGAAACTCCTCGACAGCGGCTGCCCGGTGCTCTTCGTCGAGAAATCCCGCCGCATCGGTCTGACCTGGGGGCTTGCCGCCTATGCCGTGCTGCGCGCCGGTCGGCAGAAGGCGGCGGGCGGGATGGACGTGATGTACATCTCCTACAGCCGCGAGATGACCCGCGAATTCATCGACGCCTGCGCGATGTGGGCCCGCGCCTTCGACATCGCGGCCGACGCCGCCGAGGAAACACTGTTCGACCAGGGCGACGAGGACAAGGCGATCAACGCCTTCCGGATCAAGTTCGCCAGCGGATTCGAGATCATGGCGCTGTCGTCGGCCCCGCGCGGGTTGCGCGGCAAGCAGGGCGTGGTGATCATCGACGAGGCCGCGTTTGTGGACGAGCTGGAGCAGATCCTGAAGGCGGCGCTGGCGTTCCTGATGTGGGGCGGGCAGGTGGTGGTCTGTTCGACCCATGACGGGGCCGAGAATGCCTTCAACAGCCACGTCCAGGACATCCTCGCTGGTCGGTCGAAATACGCCCACATCCGGATCGACTTCGACCAGGCGCTGCGCGAGGGGCTGTATCAGCGGATTTGCCTCGTCACCCGAAAGGCATGGTCGCCGCTGGCCGAGGCGGCGTGGCGGCAGGACATCATCGACTTCTACGCCGACGGCGCGGACGAGGAGTTGTTCTGCATCCCGTCGCAATCGTCCGGTGCCTGGTTGCCCGCGCCCCTGATCGAGGCGCGGATGACGGTGGATGTGCCGGTGCTGCGGCTGGAACTGCCGGGCGACTATCTGCACCGCAGCAAGCTGGAACAGGCCATGCTGATGGCCCCGTTCCTGGCCGAGCTGCGCGCCCAGATGGCGACGCTTGATCTGTCGCTGCAATACGCCTTCGGCTTCGACTTCGCCCGGGTGGCGGACCTTTCAGCCGGGCCACTGCTCGCCATTGAACGGACCCTTAAACGCCGCGAGGTTCTGAGTTTTGAGCTGCGCAACGTGCCGGGCGACGAGCAGATCATGATCGTGGGGCTGATCCTCGACCACGTCCGCGCGCGTCTGGTCGGGGCGGCGTTCGATGCCACCGGCATGGGCTGGATCGTGGCCGAGGCGATGGGGCGCAGGTTCGGGATGCGCGAAGACCCGCAGGGGTCGGGCATCGTGATGGCAGTGAAGTTCACCGAGGAGTGGTACCGCCTCAACATGCCGCCCCTGAAGGCCGCATTCGAGGATGACAGCCTGGCGTTGGTCCGCGACGTCGAACACGTGTCCGACCTGCGCACCGTCAAGGTGATCCGGGGCATCCCCCGCGTGCCCCCCACCCGCGAAGGCGAAAAGGGCAAGCGCCGCCACGGCGACTTTGCCATCGGCCTGGCGCTGGCGCATTGGGCAAGCCGGATGCGCTGGACGGAATACAGCTATCAGGCCGCCCCCCGCCGCGACGCGACGCGGTCGGGCGGGATGTTCGCAGACGAAGACGAAGGCCGGGGGTGGTGGAAGCCGCCGATCGGCACAGGCATTCGCGGAGGTCTGTGATGCCGGTCAGCAAGAAGCCGCGCCGAAAAGGACCGAAGGATAAAAGAGGAAGTTACCGATGACCATCACGACACTCGACAAGCTGATTTCGGCCATGGGAAACAATTCGTCGCGGATCGTTTTCGACAAGGCGACGATCAATGGGCAGGTTGCGGGAACGTTCACGTCGCTCTGGCGCGCGAGTGGTGTTCCAGGTCAGGCTGTGGTTCCAACCGACGCAACAATCTGCACCTCGGCCCTGGTCGGAGCTCTCGGGTTTCAGAACCAGACGCCGCCCGCGACCAGCTACATCGCGCAACTCTTCAGCGTCAGCAGCGTCAACGCGGTCACCCTCGAAATCCGCGACCGCCTCGCACAGATGGGCGGACTGAACGGCACCCTGACCACGGAGCAGACGGTCGCCCTCGACTTGTCAACGACGGGCGGGGGTTTGGCCGCAGACCGTCGGGGGGCCAGCGATTACAGCGATGTCCAATTCTTCCTCGAGTGGTATGTCGCAACCGGCGTGACAATCTGCAACGCGACCGTGGTGGTGACCTATGACGATGCCTCGACCGGGACCCTGCCTGTCATCGCTTTGGCCGCCACACGGCCGGCCGGGCTGATGGTCCCGCTGGTCTCCGCCGTCCCCGGGCAGTTCATCCGGGGGGTGACCTCCGTTACGCTGTCTGCCTCAACCGGCACGGCCGGGAACTTCGGAGTGATCGCAACGCGGCTTCGCGCGATGCAGCCCCAGAGCCTCGCAAACCTTGCGCAGACATCGGACTGGCAGCAACTCGGTCTGCCGCAAATCCCGAATGACTCCTGCCTGATGCTGAACACGTTCAACTCCACGACGTCGACCGGCGCGATCCGTGGCGGCGGGAAGATCATCCATGGCTAAGGTTTACCGGGGTCAGGAGACGAGGTTCACCATCAGGATCGGCGCAAACGCGCGGTCCGATCCCGCGCGCATCCTGTTTGAACGGGCGTTCTTCGAATTTTCTCCGGCGGGGCTCGGGCCGCCGGAAACGAGTCAGCAAGCCCAACCCGGCAGCGGCAGCAATGGCGCAACGGTTGTGCGGCCCCGCAACATCGCCACTCTGGCTCACCCCGGCCTGAACGCCGTGACCTTCTCGGGAGACGCCTGACATGCAGCAGACCTTCTATCTGAAGCGCGACGACACCTCACCGGTTCTTCAGCTGCTGCTGGAGACGTCCGCAGACCTGACCGGGGCAAGCTGCGTGTTCAACATGAGCACCCCGGCTGGCGTCATGGTTGTCGATGCCGAGCCTGCAACGGTCATTCTGCCTTCAACGGTGATCTATGCCTGGGTTCCGGCCGATACCGCCGCACCCGGCACGTTCCGCGCGGACTTCACTGTGACCTACTCGAATGGCAGGACCGAGACGTTTCCCAACGCCGGGTTCATCGACGTCATCATCAGCCCGGGTGCGGCCGCCCCATGACGACCAGAAACACCTGCACAGGATCCATTGCATGAAATCCCCGCAACTCCTTGGCCCCGACGGCCAGCCGGTCGAGCGCAAGGCCCTGACGCAGGAAATCGCCGCGGCGACGGTCGGCGGTGTGCGCAGCCCGATCTCGAACTATCCGGCGGACGGGCTGAACCCGCTGCGCCTGGCCGAGATTCTGCGCGAGGCGGATGCGGGCGACCCGCTGCGCTATCTGGAGCTGGCCGAGACGATCGAGGAGCGCGATCCGCACTACCTCGGCGTGCTGGGCACCCGCCGCCGGTCGGTCAGCCAGATCGAGATCACCGTCGATGCCGGATCCGAAGACCCCGCCGACGAGGCGATCGCACAGATGGTGCGCGACTGGATCAGGCGCGACGAGCTGGCCGACGAGGTGTTCGACATCCTCGACTGCGTCGGCAAGGGCTACAGCTTCACCGAAATCATCTGGGATCATTCCGAAGGCCAGTGGATGCCGCAGCGGCTGGAATGGCGCGATCCGCGCTGGTTCCGCTTTGCCCGGACCGACCTGAAGACCCCGATGATGCTGGGCGAGACCGGGCAGGAAATGCCGCTGCCCGGCTTCAAGTTCATCGCGGCGCAGATCAAGGCGAAGTCCGGTCTGGCGCTGCGGGCGGGTCTGGCCCGGGTGGCCGCCTGGGGCTGGATGTTCAAGGCCTACACCCAGCGGGACTGGGCGATCTTCAGCCAGACCTATGGCCAGCCGGTGCGGGTGGGCAAGTTCGGGCCGGGGGCCACCAAGGAAGACCGCGACACCCTGTTCCGCGCCGTGGCCAACATCGCCGGGGATTGCGCGGCGATCATCCCGGACTCGATGCAGATCGAGTTCATCGAGAGCGGCAACGTCGGGGCTGCCCACACCCTTTACAAGGAGCGCGCCGACTGGATCGACCAGCAGATCAGCAAGGCGGTGCTGGGCCAGACCGCGACGACCGATGCGCTGACCGGCGGCATGGGATCGGGCAAGGAGCACCGCGAGGTCCAGAAGGACATCGAGACGGCCGACGCCCGCGCCCTGGCGGCGATCCTGAACCGCGACCTGATCCGGCCCTGGGTGCAACTGAACCACGGCCAGGTGCGGGTCTATCCGCGCCTGCGGATCGAGCGGGTGGAACAGGAAGACCTCAAGGCGCTGGCCGACGCGCTGGGCCCGATGATCGACCGCGGGCTCGAGGTCGAACAGGGGTCGATCCTGACCCGGTTCGGTCTGCCAGAAGCCAAGGCCGGGGCCAAGATGCTGCGCCCTGCGGGGGGCGCGGCCGCAGCCACCGCGCTGCCGACCGACCCATCGGTGTCGGATCGCGGAATTAAACGCAATCCCGGCGAATTTAAACGGGTTGAGGCCCTTCCGGGGGCGGAGGCCGCGTTGCAGGCGGAAGGGCCTCTGGCGGGCAAAAAACCGGGGGGGTCGCCCGAGGACGTACTGGCCGTCCGGATGGCGGTCGAGGCCGCCCCGGCGATGGCGGCGATGCTCGATCAGATCGAGGCGATGGTCAGGTCGGCGGGCAGCTTTGACGAGCTGCGCGAGATGCTGCTGGCGGGCTTCCCGGACATCGACGCAAGTGTTCTGGCCGACGTGATCGCCCTCGGTCTGGTCGCCGCCAATGCGGGCGGCCAGATCGCGGTGGACGAGGCGGCAAAGTGACGGGCGTTACCGCCGCCTTCAACAAGCCGTTCAAGTTCCAGGTCGCGGCCTTCCGGTTGCGCCTGGCGCAGCTGCAGGCCACGACCGGCTGGACGGATGTCTGGCAGTCGGAACATGACCGCGCGTTCATGGTGGCGGGGGCGATGAAGGCCGATGTGCTGGCCGATCTGGCGGCGGCCGTGGACAAGGCGGTCACCCAGGGCACCACGCTGGAAGAGTTCCGCCGCGATTTCCGCAAGATCGTGGCCGAGAAGGGCTGGCAGATTTCGCCGGCCGGGCAGGGCACGAAGAAGGGCGAGGCCTGGCGGACCAAGGTGATCTACCGCACCAACGTGTCGACCAGCTATCACGCCGGTCGATTCGCGCAGCTGACGGCAGCGAAGTTCCCCTACTGGATCTACTTCCACGGCAACTCGGCCGAGCCGCGCCTGCAACACCTGGCCTGGAACGGTCTGATCCTGCCGGCGGACCATCCGTTCTGGGCCACGCACTATCCGCCGAATGGTTGGGGGTGCAGCTGCTATGTCTCGGGCGCGCGCAGCCTGAAATCGGCGGCGATCCTCGGCGGCAAACCCGACCTGAAGCTGCCCGACAACTGGGCCAGCATCGACCCGCGCACCGGGGCACCGGTCGGCATCAGCAAGGGCTGGGCCTATGCGCCCGGGGCGACCGTGGCCAATACGGTGGCGGCGCTCGCGAAGAAGCTGGACGATCTGCCCGGGCGTCCGTCCGTCGATCTGATCCAGTCATGGTTGCGGACGAACGCTTTTGCGGAGTGGTTCGCCGCTCCGGTCGGAAGCTGGCCGCTGGCACGCCTGACGGACGCGGACGCCGCCATGATAGGATCGACACAAAAGGTCGCGGTCCTGTCGGAACAGAGCGCCGAGAAGCAGGCACGAGAACATCCTGAACTGACTGCGCAAGATTACCTGGCGGTTCAGTCGGTCATCGACAACGCGACCCGGCGCATCCGGGAAGACGCACGCCGCCTGATCTTCGTGCAAGAGGTGGAAGGCGCACCCGGATATGTCCTCGTCGTGAAGGCCGTCATCGAGAAGGACGAGTTGTGCATCGTCAGCTACCGGCGTCTGTCAAAGGATCAGGCCAAGCGGGACCGGGACATCCTCAACCTGCTTCGCAAGGACAAATGATGTGCGGGCGACGAGGCCTCCCACCCGGTTGCCCGGAAACCTCGTATGGCGCTCCGATCCCGAGATCGTGCTACGGCAGGGAGATTTGCACCCTGTCGCGCCCGCAGGAAGGAGATAGCCATGTTCATCGTCGAACTCAAGGCTGACCAGGTCACCGGCGCGCTGGACCGGCTGAGCGGCAGCATGGACGACATGACGCCCCTGATGGAGCAGCTCGGGGAATATCTGACCAAATCCACGAAGGACCGGTTTGCCGATGGCAAGGGTCCTGACGGCGCGGCCTGGGCTGCAAATTCGCCGGTCACGCTTGCGCGCAAAAGCAGCGTCAAGCCGCTGGTCCAGTCGGGCACGATGCGAGAGGGGATCTTTCACGATGCGGGACGCGACTTCGTCGAGGTCGGCTCGGGTGTCGTTCAAGCCGCCATGATGCAGTTCGGCGGCACCCGGGCCGCGTTCCCGCATCTGTGGGGCGACATCCCGGCGCGCCCCTTCATCGGGCTGTCACCGGAGGACGAGACCAACATGCTGGACATCATCGAAGAATACTTGACCGGGGCGATCACCACCGCGTCTTGACCGGACCCCACCGGCCATGCAGGCTTGCGGCATCCGCGGGGGCCTGCGTCTCCGCACACCGTTGCGGATGTTTTGACGCCTTCGATGTCGCGATGATCGCGGCATGAACACCCCGCCCCGCCCGCTTCTGGCCCTGATGGCCGCCATGGATCTGCCCGCCGGGGCGGATGTGCCCGACTGGGTGCATCTGCTGCCTGCGGACAACACCATCCGCACCTTCGACGGGCGCGGACCCTACCGGGTTGTCGATGCCGCCGCCGTGATCGCCGCCTCGATGTCGGACGAGCGCGGCATGCTGATCGATGAGAACCATTCGACCGACAAGATCGGCCAGCAGGGCGGCGAGGCCCCGGCGCGCGGCTGGATCAAGGAGCTGCAGGCCCGTGCCGACGGCATCTGGGGCCGGGTCGACTGGAACGCCTCGGGTCGTGCGCTGCTGGCCGACCGCGCCTATCGCGGGATCAGCCCGGTGTTCTTCCACACCAAGGCGGGCGAGGTGCTGCAGATCCTGCGGGCCAGCCTGACCAACGTTCCCAACATCAAGAACCTGACCGCCCTGAACATGGCCCAGAAGACGGCCCAGAAGATGGAGAGCCCCGTGACCCTTGAAGAGTTCCTGGCGCGCCTGGCCGAAAAGCTGGGCCTGCCCGCCACCGCCACCGCCGAAGAGGTCATGGCGGCGATCCCGGCCAAGTCCGACATGAAGCCCGCCGCCGCGATGCAGTCGGCCCTGGCCGCGATCGGCACCGAGCTGGGTGTCGACGATGCCAACCCCACAGCGATCCTTGCCGCCGTGAAGGGCAAACTGGCTCAGGGCGCGGCGCAGATATCGCTGCAGGCCGAGAACGCGACCCTGCGCGGTCGCCTCGATGCGCTGGAGATGGCGCAAAAGCGCGCCGCTTCGGAGGCCTTCATCGACGGCGAGATCGCGAACAAGCGGGCCATCCGGCCCGAGGACCGCGAGTTCTACATCACCTTCCACATGGAAGACCCCAGCCGGGCGCAACGCGCCGTCGCGGGGCTGATGACGCTCGCCACGTCGCATATGGCCAGCGCCCCGCCCGACACGGACGCGGTGATCACCGCGCTGAACGCCGAGCAGAAGGCGGTCGCCGACCAACTGGGCCAGCCGCATGACAAATTCCTCGCCGCGCTGCAGGCGGATGCCAAGAAGGAGGCAAACTGATGGTCGCTCTGACCGACAACCGCTCGACCCCGCAAATGGGTGAGGGCGACCGCGTGGGCCTTCTGGGCCTCAACCAGGCCATCTTTTCCGGTGCCCTGCTGATGCGCAACGCGTCGGGTCACCTGATCGAGGGGGCGACGGCAACCGGTTCGTTCGGGGCGGGTCGCGCCGAAACCCCGGCCACCAGCACCACCGCCGGGGTGACGAATATCGAGTTCCGCGAGGGGGTGTTCCGCTATGCCAACTCGGCGGCGGCTGACCTGATCGCCACCGCCGACATCGGCGCGGTCTGCTACATCGTCGACGATCAGACGGTGGCCAAGACCAACGGCACCAACACCCGATCCCCCGCCGGGGCCGTCGTGGACGTGGACGCGATCGGCGTCTGGGTCCGGTTCGACGAAGTCCTCACCCGCGCCCTCCTGTCGTAAGGAACAGCCCTGATGATCATCACCCAAACCTCCCTTCAGGCCCTGCGTGTCGGTTTCAGCGCCGAATACCAGAACGCCTACGATTCCGTCCCCAAGATGAAGGACCGCATCGCCAAGACCGTGCGCTCCTCGACCGCGATGAACACCTATGGCTGGCTGAAGGGCCAGACCGGCCTGCGCGAATGGCTGGGCCCGCGCCAGATCGACAACCTGACCGAAGCCTCCTACGTCATTCTGAACCGGCATTTCGAAAAGACGGTCGCGGTCTCGCGGAACTTCATCGAGGATGACAACCTCGCGATGTATTCCGACGCCTTCAGCATGATGGGCGACGGCGCGGCCCGCCTGCCCGAGGAACTGGTCTGGGCGCTGCTGAAAGCCGGGTTCGCGACCAACTGTTTCGACGGCCAGTTCTTCTTCGACACCGACCACCCGATCCAGCTCGCCGACGGCTCGACCGGCACCTATGCCAACACCGACGGCGGCGCGGGCACCCCGTGGTTCCTGATGTGCACCAACCGTCCGCTGAAGCCGATCATCTACCAGGAACGCAAGGCCCCCATGTTCGTCGCCAAGGACCGCGATCTGGACGACAACGTCTTTCTGCGCAACGAGTATGTCTATGGCGTCGATATGCGGTGCAACGTCGGTTACGGCCTGCCGCAACTGGCCTGGGGGTCGAAGCAGACCCTGAACGCCGCCAACTATGCCATCGCGCGGGCGGGGATTTCCAACATGAAGTCCGATGGCGGCAATCCGCTGGGCCTGGTGCCGAACCTTCTGGTGGTGCCGCCTGCGCTGGAAAGCGCGGCCCGGCAACTGGTGAACTCGGAATACGGCACGGGCGGGATCACCAACGAATGGAAAGGCACTGCGGAACTCCTCGTTGTGCCGTGGCTGGCCTGACGCCGGTCGGTTGAACCAGAGGGGGCGGCGCACCCGCCCCCTTCGTTGAGCCGACAGGAGACCGTTGAATGGCCCGTAAACCCACCGCTGAACCCGACCTGAACCCCGCCGTCAGCGACCCCACCGTCATCGACCCCGTGCAGACCGGCGAAGGGGAGACGCTGACCATCAAGGGCCCCGCCCGGGGCCGCTGGCGCGCCGGTCGGCATTTCACCCCGGAGGCCGTCATCATCCGGGCCCGCGACCTGACGCCAGCGCAGTTCGAGGCGCTGATGGACGACCCTGAGCTGATCGTCGGCATCAGCTGACATCCCGAGCGAAAGGATCCATCGCGAACCCGACCCCACGAAGCCCTCAGAGCGGCAGGGGCGGGCGATCCGAGTAGGCGAGCCGGGCGCGGACCCGGATGAACGGGGGAGGATGCCCGTGACAGGCCGGAGAGACGGCCACCCGACTTGTCCCAGGAGCGACCCGATGACCACGACGATCCTTGTTGAAGCAAACCACGGCTTGCCGGTGCGGGTGATGCCGCTGACCGCCGACGGATCCTTCGTCGGCCCGCTGGTCACCGTCGAGGCGGGGTTCGCAGAGACGTTCCACGTTCATTCCGGCCGGGACCTGCTGATCCACGAGGTGCAGCCCCCCCACGAGGCCCCGGTGTCCTGCGATGAGCCGATCCTGAAGTGGTTCGCCTGGAAGCACCTGCCCGACCATCTGCAGTCGATCTCGCGGCCCTTCGCCATGCTGGCCGACCGGATCGTGAAGACCACGCTGCGCAGCCCCGAACGCACCGCCTGCCGGCGCAAGCTGCTCGAGGCCAAGGACTGCGCCGTCCGGGCGGCGGTGGCCGACTGACATGACCTATTGCACCCAGGCACAGTTGACGGACCGGTTCGGCGAGGGGCGGATCATCGCCCTGACCGATCGCGGCCCGATCCCGCTGGGGGTGATCGACACCGCCGTGCTGGCCCGCGCGCTGGCCGACACCGATGCGGTGATCGACGGCTATCTGTCGGGCCGCTATGCCCTGCCGCTGGCCGCCACGCCCGCCCTGGTGGCTGACCTTGCCCAGGCGATTGCGCTGTGGAAACTGCACAGCTCTGAACCCGAGGCCAAGGTCAAGGCGGACTACGACGCCGCCATGAAACTGCTGCGCGAGATCGCCCAGGGCGTGGTCCTGCTGAGCATCGCTGGGGTTGAGCCCGCCGCGTCGGGCAATTCGGGCGTGCAGATCGTGGACCGCGACCGCGAGTTCACCGCCGACAACATGCGGGGGTTCATCTGATGATCCCGCTGCAGCCGATCGTGGACCGCCTGAAGGCCCGGCTGACCCCCGACCCGCTGCGCGATGTGCGGGTCGCGCTCGATCTGGCGCGGCTGATGGCGTCGGGCGAAATGAAGGGGCTGGGCGCCCTGGCTTTTGTCATTCCGCGCGGAGGGCGGGGCCGCGCCCCGGATACGGCCACGGCTGTGTTCAGCCAGATCACCGAAGAGGTGATCAGCGTCGTGCTGTCCTTTCCCGCGATCGACAACCCGACTGGCGATCGGGCGCAAACCGCCGTCGAGGCCACGATCGACGCGGCGATCCGCGCGATCGCGGGCTGGACCCCCGCCGAGACCGTCGGGGTGTTCGCCTACCAGAGCCACCAGCTCATCACGCTTCAGCCCGGGCTGCTGGCCTATGGGGTGGAGTTTTCGATCACCGACCAGCTGAGGATTTTCGAATGACCAGCAAGCCCGATGCCGCGCCGACCGGGCTGCCGCAGGCGGCCCCTCTTCCCGGTCAGCATCCGCACATCCTGCCCACCACGGGCGGGTCCTACCTTCTGGTGGACGGCGCGTTGCTGCCCGCACCCCCCGCCCTCAACCCTGACCCGGAGGTCTGACCATGCCGATGTTCTGGCGCAAGAAGCTCTTGATGCTCAAGACCGAGGTGACCTACGGCACCGATCCGGTGCCGACCGGGGCTGCCAACGCCATCGTCTGCAAGAACCTCAAGATCATGCCCTATGAGGGGCAGGACATGGACCGCGCGCTGGACAACCCGTGGTTTGGCCAGTCGGGCAGCATCCCGCTGGATGCCCATGTCAAGATCACCTTCGAGACGGAACTGCAGGCCTCCGGCACGGCGGGCACCGCGCCCGCCTGGGGGCCGCTGGCGCTGGCCTGCGGCATGTCGCAGACCATCGTCGCGGTCACCTCCGTCACCTATGCCCCGGTCGATGCCGCGCAGGGGTCGGCGACGATCTATCTGAACGTCGACGGGATGCTGTTCGTCGCGCCGGGCGCGCGCGGCACCTGCAAGCTGAGTCTCAGTGCCCAGGGCATTCCGGTGCTGATGTGGGAGTTCACGGCGCTCTATCAGGCTCCCACCGCCGTGGCGATGGCGACCCCGACGTATACCGCCTTCCCCGATCCGCAGGGGGCGACCCGGGTGAACACGCCCACCTTCACGGTCAATGCCGTCGCTGTCGAGATGAAGTCGTTCACCTTCGATGTCGGCAACACGCTGCAGAACCGGTTCCTGATCAACGCCCAGGAGGTGATGATCACCGACCGGATGGAGACTTGCGAGTTCACCTTGAACACCATGGCACTGGCCACCTTCAACCCCTGGGCGCTGGCGGATGCGCGCACATCCGTGGCGCTTGCGATGCTGCACGGCACCACCGCGGGCCGCCGCGTGGCGCTGAACATCCCCGCGATGCAGATCCAGCGCCCCGCGAATTTCGACCAGGACCAGGGCGTGGTGCAGCAGACGATCAACGCGATCCCGCTGCGCACCTCGGCCACCGCCGCCTGGTCGATCGTCTGCACCTGATCCCAACACCCGGAGTTCCCATGGCCTACCGCCTCGTCAAGAACCGCACCTTCACCTGCACCGCCACCTTGATGGTGCCCACCGATGACGGCCCCAGGCCGGAGACAGTGACCGTCCGCTACAGGGTGCTGGAGGGTGCCGAGCAGCTGCAGATCGAAGACTTCCTGCGCGCGGCGATCCTGCACCTGGGCGACATCCTGGATGACGACGGCGAGCAGGTCGCGTTCTCGCCCGCGCTGCTGGAACAGATCCTGCTCCAGCCCTGGGCGCGGGTCGGCCTGCTGAAAGCCTACTGGACGGAAATGGCCGGGGGGCAGGTCCGCGCAAAAAACTGATGTGGGCGGGGGGTGCCTGGGCGGATGGCACTCTGGCCGCAGGCCGGGATGACCTGACCGACGATTGCGCCTTCTTCGGGATCGACCCCGCCCTGTTCGCTGACGACGACGTGGAAGAGGGCGTCTGGCCCGAAAACACCGCCGCCGTCGATGCCTTCCTCGCCGTGACCACCCAGTGGCGCGTGGTGGCCTCGGCGGCAGGCCCGCTGTTCTTTTGCGGGCTGGATTACACCGCGGTGCGGGCGGGGTTCGACCTCGCCGGTATCACGCCCTCGCCCGGCCTGTGGGCGGACGTGCAACTGATCGAAGCGGGTGCCCTGGGTGCCCTGAACCGGAGACGATAGTTGGCCTTCACCCTGTCCATGCTGTTCAAGTCCGACTCCGCCCAGGCGAAGGCGGACCTGCGCGCGCTGCAGGGCGAGGTGGCCAAGACCGGTGCCGGGGCAAAGACGCTGGACGCAGCAGGCAAGACCGGGGCTGCCGGGATCGGTGCGCTGGGGCGCAGCGCGGACAAGACCGAGGCCGATCTGCTGGGGCTGGCGGCCGCCCAGAAATCCGTCGCCGCCTCGGGCACGACGATGACCCGCACCAACACCATGGCGGCCGGGTCGGTCGGCAACCTCGTCGCCCAGTTCAACGATGTCGGCATGATGCTGGCGGCGGGGCAGAACCCGCTGATGCTGGCGGTGCAGCAGGGCAGCCAGATCAGCCAGGTGATCGGGCCGATGGGCGCGGCCGGGGCGGTGAAGGCCTTGGGCGCGGCGTTCATGGGGATGCTGAACCCGGTCAACCTGGTGGTGATGGGCAGCATTGCAGGTCTGGCGCTGGTAACGCAGTGGCTGTTCAGCACGGGCGAAGAGGCTGGAACCTTCGGGGATCGCGTCGAGGGCTTGGCGGACGGAATTGACCGCTACGGCAACTCCGCTGAAAAGGCGCGTTCAACTAGCGCCGATTTGCGCAAAGAGTTCGGGGCCGGTGCCGAGGCGGCCCGCAAGTATTACCTTGAGATCGTGGAACTTGATCGCCGCGAGGCAGAACGGCAAGCGCGCGCAGCCGCCGAGTCCATCCGGGCCGAGATCGCGCCGGTGACCTTTATGAAAAGCGGTCAGCGCAACCTTGCTGACTTCTTCGACCTGTCTGTTTGGTCGCGCGATGCGCAGCGTGCCTTCAATCCGGTTCTCGATGCCTTCCGGGCAATCGAACAGGCAGATGGAATCGACGCGCAGATCGCCGCGCTGGAAACTCTGCGTGACCGTTTTATTGCCGCTGCAGAAGCCTCGGGCAGCATGTCGGTCAACGAAGAGGCCGCACTTCGCCAGATCAACAGCCTGCTTCTGGAACAGCAACGCCTTCGCGGCGCTATTCAGGACGATAACAACCAGCGGACGGAGGACAACGGGCGCTTCGCCACCGCTCTTGAAGTCGAGAACAACCTGATTGCCGAACAGTTGGCCCGCCGGGAGGCGCTGGCCGACGCCACCGAACTGCTCCGCGACTTGTTGATCGAGGCTGCCGGGGTCAATCTTTCGGGCGTGTTCGACAGTGCGCTGGGATCTGCCGATGCGCTGCTCGGGAAAGTAGGAGCGATCCTATCGGGTGTGAGGGCCGCAGCGGGCGAATATGCCGCCGCCCAAGGCCAGCTGGCTCAGATGGCGGTCGAGTTCTCACCGGGCGGGCAGGCCCTTCTGGCCTATGGCAACCGCGGTGCACCGACCCCGGCACAGCGTGCGCTTGAGACACGCAACATCCCCCGCTCCACCGGCGGCACCGGTGCTGGCGCAGGCGGTGGCGGCGGGGCTGCAGCCGAGCGCGATGCAGTGGCCGAGCTGATCGAACGGCTGCGCGAAGAGCAGCAGTTGATGATCGAGATGGACCCGGTCCGCGAAGAGCTGGCCAAGCACCGCAAGGTTCTGGCCGAGACGACGGCGGGCGAGCGGGCCGAGATCGAGCAGTTGATCGCGGCCGAGGTGCAGTTGCAGGCGGCACGCGAGGCGGCGGATTTCTTTGGCGATGCCTCGCTCGATTTTCTGCAAGGCATCGTCAGTGGCAGTGAGTCGGCAGCGGACGCGGTCAAGAAACTGCTATCGTCGCTTCTGGATGCCAGCATCCAGGCGCTGTGGCTGGGGCAGGGGCCGCTGGCGGGCCTGTTCGGCATTTCGGGCGGGATCTTCAGCGGGCTGTTCGGGGGTGGCCGGGGCGGCGGCGGCACGCAGGGCCTGCCGCTGTTGGCCGGGGGCGGGATGATCTACGGCGCTGGTGGCGGCACCGCGGACCGGGTGCCGGTGATGATGAGCGCCGGAGAGTTCGCGGTAAACGCCCGTTCAACGGCGCGTTACAGGCCCGTTCTGGAACGCATCAACGCCGGGGCGGACCTGCCCGGATACGCGGCGGGCGGCCTGATCGGCGGCAGCGCGGGCGGCTTTGCAGGCGGGGCAGGTCGGGCCGGGCCGCTCGCTCTCCACGTCCACATCAATGGTGCCGCAGGGGACAAGGAGATCGAGGCGCGGGTGGTAGCCGGAGTGGCGGCAGGGCTGGAGATGTTCAGCCGCGAACGGCTGCCCCACGAGGTCAAGCGCATCCAGCGCCAGGGCGGGCGGGTCACAGGTTGACCGTGCTCACGTTCCCCCTGTCGTTGGAGGCCTTCTTTGGCGCATTGCCGGTGGCCGAAATCACCTTCGATGCCCCGCCGCAGGTCGAGATGGCGCAGACCGGCGGGGGCGAGCAACTGGTGGCGGAAACCGGGCCGCAACTGTGGACCGGGTCGGTGCGGCTGGGGCTGATGACCCGCGCCGAAGCGGCCACACCCGATGTGCTGCTGGACCTGCTGCGCCGCCCCGGCGCCAGCTTCTACGCCTGTGACACCCGCCGCCCGGCCCCGCTGGCCGATCCCGCTGGCACCTTCCTGGGCGCGACCGTGCCGACGATCGCCAGTCTCGGGACAGATGCGCGCGAGATCAAGCTGACCGGGTTGCCCGCCTTCTACGTGCTGTCGCGGGGGGATTATTTGAGCTGGGCCTACAACAGCGGCAGACAGGCCCTGCACCGGGTGGTCGACGCGGCCGTGAACGCCTCCGCAGGCGGGATCACGCCGGCGTTCGAAGTGACCCCGCCGGTGCGGGCGGGCGTCACGGTGGCAACGCCCGTCACCTTGTTGCGCGCCGCCTGCAAGGCGGTGATCCGGCCCGGCACGGTCGCGAAGGGAACCAGTTGGCAGACGGTGACCGAGGGCATGACGTTCGACTTCGTGCAGACGCTGAGGTGATCGGATGAAAACCTATTCGGCGACCGCCCTGACCTATCTGCAAGGCCGCGAGGGTGTCGCCTCGAAAAGCCTGCTGTGGGTGCGCGCGCGCAACCGCACCACCGGCGTCGAAGAGGCGATCGGTGTGTGGACCGGCGACGAGGACCGCAGCTTTACCATCGGGGGGGCGACGCGGACCTATGCCGGGGAAGGGGCCATGCTGCCGATGGAGCCGATCGTGCAGCGCGCCGGGGTCGACGTGCGCCTGCTGCGGGTGATCCTGAACCCTCTGGACGCAACGGTGGCCTATCTGACCCGGACCCTGGACATAGGCCTCGTCCCGGTCGAAATCCATCGCGCGCTGTTCTTTCCCGCCACGGGCACACTGATCGAAGAGCCGCACCGGGTCTGGAAGGGGTTCGTCGACGCCGCCCCGATCACCACCCCCGAGGTCGGCGGCGTGGCCTTTGTCGAACTGACGCTGGCCTCTGCCGCGCGCAGCCTGCAGCGCGGGCTGACCCTGACCAAATCCGACGCGGTGCAGACGCTGCGGGGCGCGGACCGGTTCCGCCGGTTCCAGGATGTGTCCGGGTCGGTGAAGGTCTGGTGGGGCACCGCCCGGGCCGAGGCTCCGCGCCCCGCCCCGACCCCGTCGCCCGCACCGGTCAAGGGGGGTGGGCAGTGAGACGCCCGGATTGGAAACCGCGGCTGATCGCCTGGCTGGCCGAGGTGGCTCGCACGCCGTTCGCGTTCGGGCACCATGATTGCGCGCTGTTTGCCGCCGGGGCCGTCCAGGTGATGACCGGCCGCGACCCGGCCGCCCGGTTCAGGGGCCGCTACCGGACCCTGAAGGGCGGACTGCGCGTGCTGCGCGCCGCGGGGTTCGACGACCATATCGCCCTGGCGGCCAGCGAGTTGGCCGAGGTCCATGTCAGCCGCGCCGCCCCCGGCGACCTGGCGGTGGTGCCCACCACCGAAGGCGATGCCCTTGGCCTCGTGCAGGGCGAGGTGGTCTATGTCCTGATGCCGGGTGGGTTGGGGATGACCCCGATGTCGCAGGCCAGCCGCGCGTTCCGGGTGGCATGATGCGGCGCGCGATCCTTGCATCCCTCGTTGCTCTGCCGCTGCTGGCCCTCACCGCCGGGACGGCCGAGGCAGGTCCGGTGTTCCTTGCGGTGCTGTCGGCCGGCGGCGGCGTTGTCGCAGCCTTTTCGGCCACGGCCGTCGGAAGCTTCCTGACCGGAACGATCGCGGGGCGTCTGCTGGCGACAGTGGTCCTGTCGGCCTTGCAAGCGGCGCTGGTCCCCAAGCCCCGCCAGCCCGGCATCCAGACCGAGGTCACGACGGGCGGCAGCACCAATCCCGCGTCGTTCATCCTGGGCACCTATGCCACCGCCGGAAACGCGGCTGCCCCGCCGATGTCGCATGGCAGCACCAGCCACACCCCCAATGCCTATCTGACCTATGTGATCGACCTGGGCGACGTGCCGGGCCAGACCCTGAGCCGGATCATCGTCGACGGCAGCTACATCGACCTCGAACCGACGGCATCCTCGGAGTATGGCCGCGAGGCGCTGGCCCCGCTCGAAACCCACATGTGGGTCACCTATCACGACGGCACCCAGACCACCGCCGACGCGACCCTGCTGGACAAATACGCCACCTATCCGGAACGGCCCTGGGCGGCCGACATGATCGGCACCGGCATCGCCCACGCCATCGTCACCTTCCGCTTTCACCCAGAGCGGTTCTCGGGACTGCCCGAGGTCCGCTTCGAATGCGGGTCGATCCCGGTCTACGATCCGCGCGCCGACACGAGCGTCGGGGGCTCGGGTGCGCAGCGGTGGGCAGACCGCAGCACCTGGACGGGGTCGGACAACCCGATGGTGTTGATCTACAACATCCTGCGGGGCATTGCCCTGCCCGGCCTCGGCGTCTGGGGCGGTGGCATCGAGGCCGCGGACCTGCCGCTGGCCGCATGGTTCGCCGCGATGAACGAATGCGACGTGGCCGTGCCGCTGGACGCGGGCGGCACCGAACCGGCCTTCCGCGCCGGATACGAGGTCAAGGTCGACATGCGCCCCGCCGACGTGATCGAGGCGCTGCTGGCCGCCTGCAACGGCCAGTTGGCCGAAGTGGGCGGCGTGTGGAAGCCGCGCGTCGGCGGGCCCGGCCTGCCGGTGTTCTTCTTCACCGACGACGACATCGTGATCAGCCGCAGCCAGGAGTTCAGGCCCTTCCCGGGCTTCGAGAACCGTTTCAACGCGGCGACGGCCACCTATCCGGAACCCATGGCCCTGTGGGAGTCCAAGCCCGCGCCGCCGCTCTACAATACCGTCTGGGAGGCCGAGGACGGCGGTCGTCTGGAACGCGCCCTCGACCTGCCCGCCGCGCCCTATGCCACCCAGGTGCAGCGCCTGATGCAGGCCGACATCGCGGAAACCCGGCGCTTCGCCGAACACAGCCTGGTTCTGCCGCCCGATGCAGCCATCCTGGAGCCGCTGGACGCCGTGTCCTGGACCAGCGCGCGCCACGGCTATGCCGCCAAGGGGTTCGAGTGTTTCGAGGTGTCGGACGATCAGACGAGGATCTTGCAGGCTCTGGTGATCCGCGAGCGCGATGCCGCCGACCACGTCTGGGACGTGGCCGATGAACAGCCCTGGTCGGTGCCGTCTGCGGTGACCGTCGCCCCGGCCGTCCTGACGCTGCAGGATTTCGCCATCGTCGCCCATGTGGTCGAGGACGGGGTGGGCAACCCGCGCCGTCCCGGCCTGCGCGCGACCTGGAACGCGGCCGGTCAGGACGGGGTCGAGGGCGTCGAGATCGAGGTGCGTCTGGCGGGCGGGGCCGTCGTCACCACCTGGACCTCGCCCGACATCGCGGCCGGCGCGGCCATCCTGTCGGCCGGGCTGGTGGCTGACGAGGCCTACGAAGGGCGCGGCCGTCCGGTGATCGACGGCCCCGCCGCCTGGACCGCCTGGACCGCTGTCACTACGCCGGACATCCCGCTGCAGACGATCGACATCGGCGCGAACCAGATCACCGTGCCGGTGCGCGCGTTCGAGGTGGGAACGCTGACGCTGACCACCGAAGTTACCTGGACCGTCATCGGCAGCCTGTCGATCACCCGGACGGGCGTGCCGACGGAACTGTCCTGTGCGCTGTCGCTGGAGGCCGATGCCGAGGGATTTCTGCAAGTCGCGATCTTCCGGGAAACCGACGAGGTCCGCCGGGCCAACCATGCCACGGCACCGGGCGGGCGGCAGGTCCAGATGGCGTTCAGCACGATCGATTTCGACCTGGGCACGGGGGTGACCGCCTACGAGCTGCGCGCCCGCAAGCGCGAATCGACCGCGACCGGCGGCTGGAACGCCGATCTGCGCGTCCTGCGCCGCTATTTCTCCGCCGTGCAGTTCCAGAGGTGAGCATGGCAGACACCCTGGCCAGATTTGTCGTCACAGGACCCGACGGCGCGCTGTTGCGGTTCGGCTCCTGCCATCCGGACGAGGTGGCACATCAGGCGCGCCGCGGAGAGAGCGTGGCCCGCGTCGATGCCTTCCCCCCCGGCATCGAAAACGATCCCGCGGCCGAACCCGGCCCGGACGGGGTCATGGCAGAGGCCAGAGCGGCGCGGCGTCATGCCTTCCAGATCGAGGCGGACCCGCTGTTCTTCAAGGCGCAACGCGGCGAGGCCGCGATCGCCGACTACCACGCCAAGGTCGCGGAAATCCGTGCCCGGTTCCCCTATCCTGACGAGGACCCCCATGGTTGATCTCTGCACCCTGACCGGAACCCTGCGCGATACAAAGGGCGTTGCGATCGCCAATGCGGTCGTCACGCTGCGCCCCGTGCCGGGCGAAACCCGGGTGACCAGCACCGGCATGATCGCATTGCCGATGGTGCCAGACCCGGTGACCACCAGCGCAGCCGGGGTGATCACCCTGATCCTGGCCCCCGGATACTACGAGGGGTCGGTCAGGGAGCCGACCGGCCGCAAGACCCCCATCGAGGTGACGGTCCCCGACCTCGCCTCCGCCGCTCTGGAAGACTATATCGGCAAGGTCGATGTGGTGCTGCTGACAAGTGCGCAATCGTCAGCGGCGGCAATTCAACCCTACGGCAATCGTGCGGCGTGCGTTGCCGCGCTCGCCGCGCTGCCCCCCACGATTACGACTGTTGGGTGGTTTGTCGCTGTTCCGACCAACTTCGTTTACGTTCTGCGCATCGTCCGATCTGCGGGGGCCACGGCCATCAGCGACATGCCGGGTTGGCTTCCCGATGGCCGTGCCACACCGGACCACTTTGCGCAAAACACGATCCCCGGCACCACGGATATGAGCGCAGCATGGCTAGCCATGACTGCGGCCAGCGGCGGCAAGGTGTGCGAACTGCTGACGGGCTCGGTCTATGTATTCAACACCCAGATCGACATCACCACGGCCAGCGTGACCATCCGGGGCAACGATGCGGAATTGCGCAAGGGGGCCAGCTTTTCCGGCACGTCCCTGATCAGGGGATCGGCGGCTGATCTGGTCCTGGAGGACTTCTTTCTGGACGGCATCGACAAGTCGGTTTCGTCGGCCATTGCATTGAACGCCGGGACCGCCCCCGGATTCAAGGCGCGAGGGCTGAAGCTGCGCCGCAGCCAATATGGGATATCTGCCGTCAGCAATAGCCGGGTTCTGATCGATGAGTGCGACATCGCTGAAACAAGCAACTACTCCATCCGCGCCCACAACATCGCCGACACCGAAGTGAACGATGACATCACCATCCGCAATTGCCGGTTGGACAGGTCAGACGCTGACCCTGCCACGGTCTTGTCCGGTTGCGTGCTGGTCAGGGGGACCGGAACGAGGCTCAGCACCAACGTCAAAGTCTTGGACAACGAGATGATCCACGTCGCGGACCCGACCAATTCGGCGGGCCTGTGCTGCGAAATCCGCCATGCTGACGGGCCGGTGTTTTCCGGGAACACGGGCATCGACGGCGCGATGCTGGTGTCGATTGCGGGAGGGCCAAATGCCGTGGTGACGGGCAACAGCGGCCTCGGGCAGACGTTCTACGGGATCGAGATTGCGGGCATCAATGGCGTCGCCTGCGACAATCCGACCGTGACAGCAAACACCCTGAAAGGCGCTGGCGTCCTGAACCGAGGGATTGCGCTGCAAGGGGTGGTTCCAAGCCGGAACGCGGTGGTCAGCGGAAACGCGATCAGCGGATATCTGGACGAAGGCGTGTTCACAAACGACCAATGGGATGATGTCACGGTCGGCAGCAACAGCATCGACATTCATCCGGGGGCGACCGGCATCAAGGCGGTCTATGTGATCGGACCCGTGACGGGGCTTTCTGTGACGGGCAACACGTTGAACGGTGGCGGGACCGGGGAAAAGGCGATCCACCTGATCGATGTGGACACGGCGAACGTATCGGGAAACACGACGCGCGGCTGGACCGAAAACGAAGTTCTCCTGCAAAGCTTGACGTCAATCGACAATGTGAACATCAGCGCAAATATGTTCGGCTCCGGTCTTGCCGGAACCGCGATTGGCACCACAGGGGCCGGGACGTTCGGCCCGAACATCCGGGCCTTCGGCAACATTGGATATCGCAAGGGGAATACCGAACAAGTCAACGTGGTGGACTTGGCAAACGATGTGGTTGATGCGGTGTCGAGCCTCGCGCCGGAAGGGTTGGTGTCCGCAGGCGTCGGATCGACACTGCGCCGCAGATCGGGCCTTGTGGGGAATACACTCTATGTCAAGGAATCCGGGACCGGCAATACCGGGTGGGTGCCTGTGACCGCACCCAGGCGCGTGCTGCGCAGGGTGACGGTGGATCGGGCGCTGACCGACACCACAGCGTTGCAGCCCATGTTCGACAGCCCGGCATCGATCTTACTTGAAACCGGCCTCTATGAGTTTTCAGCAACGATCTACATGACCGGGATGAGCGCAACCAGCGGCAACGCGAGGTTTCGTCTGGTCAATGGAACGGGAACTGTTGTCGGTGACAGTCTGCAAGTGGTCGGGGTGGACGCGGCAGACCCCTTGGCGGGCACACCAACCTGGACATTCACCAACGGCACGACGGTCTTGACGGCGGCGAGCATGGTCACGGCAGGCGTCGGCACCGAACTTTCCGCCCGCATCACCGGATACTTCGTTGTCACCGTTGCAGGGACGATCATCCCGCAGCTTCAGTTGGTAACGGGCGGGGTGACTCCGACGTTGCAGAACGGCAGCTTGTTCGAGGCGCAGCGAATTGCGGGCAATACCACCACCCTGGGGGATTGGCAGTGA